GCTCCGCGTGCTCTCGGTCGCCGAGGTCGCCGCGATGCTGGGATGGGGCGAGCGCCGAACGCGCCGCTGGCTCGTCGGCCACAACGTCAAGCTCGGCGGGAAGCTCCTCGTCAACCGCTCGGCGGGAGCTCGACGGAAGCTCTGGTGCGTCTCGGTCGAGGCCTTGAAGCAGCTGGCCCCGCAGTGGTTCGCCTCTCCGGAGCAGGTCGAGGTGACCCTGGAGGAGCACGAGAAGCGGCTGACGCGCCTGGAGCGCGGGCAGACCATCCTCGAAGAGGCGGTCTGGAGGCTGAGCCAATGAGGTTTTCCGTCGCAGTTGCAGATCGTCACGAGCGCGTGACGGCGGAAGTCAGTACGCGGGACGATCGCGCGATCACCGTCTTTGTGCGTGCAGATTCGAAGCAGTACGAAGGTGAGCCCAACGACAGGATCCGCCAGATGGAAGACGCAACCTTCGCCGTCGGGCGCGCTGTCGTCGACGAGATCGAGCGCACGTTTGAGGGGAAGATCGGCGTGTTCGGCGTTGCCGGCGAGCGCATGGGACTCGGCTTCGGCACCTGCCTCGTCAAACTCTCTTGGAACGACAAGGGAATCGGTGGGCGCTCCGTATTTCGCGCCGCCAGGCGCGGAGTCGAAGAGCACTTCCAGAACGTGGAACTTCTCCGTTCGTCGGCGACGACCGATTTGTTACAAATTCTCGCCGCGACGGCCTAGCGGAAATTCTTACAAATTCGCCCCGTGCGAGAACGCGCGATCCGGCCGATTTGTTGCCGATTCTGCGTGCACAATGCAGGAAAACGAAAGCCCCCTCGGGCTTTTCATTTTGTGTCCAGCTTTGCCTCGATCGCCGCCCGCACCCACGCCGACCGGGTGACGCCGGCCGACTCCGCTGCCGCGTCCACGCGGGTGACGTCCGCAATCGGCAGAGACACGGAGACGATCGCCACTTGGCGCGACTGGCTTCCGCTGCGCCCATGGCCCGGCCATCCAGTGCCGGCAGCGTTGTGAGCGCCAACCGCGACGAGGGCCCGCTTGTGGCCGACGTATTTCCGGCGCGCCGCCCAGCCGTTGGGCCGAGCGCCGAAGATCCAGAGGCCACCCGCTTCCGGGTCCTCGCCGACCCACTCTTCGGGGAGCGAGGCGACGGAGTAGAGCTTCCCGGCGCTCACGCAGTCACCTCGATTTCGGCGAAGCTAACTGCATCAAGGCGCGGGGCATCGGCAAGCCATCCGGCCAAGTCGCCCGCGGTGGTCAGCCCTGCATCGGAATCGATCTCAATGTCGAGGCCCTCAATTTCCGAGATCGGCATGTCGTCACCGAGGACGACAATGACGGGGGAGAGGCCAAGGGCCTTTGCGGCACGCAAGCGATGGCAGCCTTCGATCGCCTGGTAGTGGTCGCCACAATCGACGACGCGGATTGTTGGGGCACCAAGGTCAGCCATTTGAGCCTTTACGGTTTCGAGGTGGGCCGCCTGGAAGTGGTAGTGGGCGAGGTAGATCGTTTTGCCGAAGCGCGTCGTGGTGTCCATGCACTTGTTGTCGCATGCGCGTTGTTAACGCGCAAGTGTGACGGCACAAAGCGATGCGCTTTTTTACGGGACCTCATTCCGAATGCGGTTTCCGTGCGTATCGGCGGCCCCCATCCGAAAGTGCGCAACAAGCGCGCGGCGTGGTCGATAGGGCGGCATGCACACGACGACGCTCCTCGCCTACCGCTCCCGCTCTCGCCGCAAAACTCTCGCGGTCGCCTACCGCCGTTGCCCTACGTGCGGTGTGACGGCCCGTGCGGAATGGCCCCAGGCCGCCGCGAAGTGCGTGTGTGGTGCGTACGTCCGGCTCCGCACGCCAGTCGCACAGGCGTAGCTACCGGAGCAAAAGGCACCGATCGGCCGCTTCATCCATCGCCCAAGAGCTCTCCCGGTCCTGCGCCTCCCAGTACAGCTGGGACGCCTCCGCGTAGGCCAGCGTCGCCGACGCGAGCCTCCCCTCGGCCTCCAGTCGCCCTGCCTCCCGCTCTGCCCGTGCTGCATCGGCTGCTCTCATGCCTCCGAGGGTAGGGCTACGCCCCTGCGCTAATCGGTCGACCCGATACGATCTCCCGCCATCTCCGGACGCATGCGGACGCATCGCCGATCCGTACAGGTGAGCCCCTCGAAGGCCCCCATGGCGAAGCCCCCGAAGAAGGCCCCGAAGCCCTCCACACCGGAAGCCCGAAAGCCCGGTCCCGCCCTCGATTACGACCTCGCCGCCGAGGCCGTTTTGGAGGCGAACCGATCCGGAAATGTCGCGGCCGCGGACAAGTTCGGGATCTCTTCCCGCACGGTGCAGCGGTACATCGGGCTCTCCCAGAGCGATCCGATCTTGGCCGATCGTGTCGCCACGCTGCTCCGGGCACAGACAGAACTCCGGCGAGCCGAGGTGCTCGACCGTGTGGCGACCTGGCATGCGGCGCGGTCGAAGACGCTTTCCCGGGGCTACGAAATCCTCGGGACCCTGCATGAGCTCGTCCTGAAGCAGCTCACCGGCGACGACGCGAAGGTCGCGCGCGACCTCGAAGCGGCCCTCGCCACCTCCCGGATCATCCGCGAGATCTCCCAGAGCCTGGAGCGCTCGGGGACGCTCGACATCACGAACGCTGCCCTGAACCCCGAACCGCAAAGTGGCGAACGCGCTCCAACAGATCGCGAAGGTCCGGCAGCTCCAAAAACTTAAGCGCGAGGTTGCCCGGCCCCTCGACCCGAAGGCCGGGCCGCAGACGCTTTATGAGTTCATTCCGACGCTTCCCAAGCGCTCGGCGCCGCGTCACCTCGACCCGCTCATCCGGAGCCTGGAGGACGCCTGGACCTGCGAGGTCCGGCAGACGGCGCACGCTCCGCCGCGCCACGCGAAGACGGACACCGTCCTCGCGTACATCGCGCTGACGCTCAAGAAATTCCCGTGGTTGACGCTCGCGTACATCTCGTACGAAGCCAAGTTCGCCCTCTCGAAAAGCCGCGTCGCGCGGCAGTGGGCGATCCAAGCGGGGGTGCGAATCGCGAAGGGGGCCGACACGCAGGCCGAGTGGCGCACGCCCGAAGGCGGCGGGCTCATCGCCGGCGGCATCGGCGGCCCTCTCACCGGCAAGGGCGTCAACATCTTGCTCGTCGACGACCCGTACAAAAACCGCCAGCAAGCCGAGTCCCCGGCGTGGCGGAGCATGACGCAGGACTGGTGGGGCGACGTCGCGGAAACGCGAATCGAACCGGGAGGTTCCGCGTTTGTATTCCACACGCGTTGGAACCCCGACGACCTCATCCACTACATCACGACGGGTGAGGACGGCCCCAACTGGAGGCCGCACATCAAGCTCCAGGCGATCGACGACCACGGGCGCGCCCTGTGGCCGGAGCGGTGGCCCGTCGAGGCGCTTCGCTCGAAGATGGCGAACCCCTTCACGTGGGCCAGCCTCTACCAGGGCGATCCTCGTCCCCGTGGCGGCAAGGTTTTCGAGGCGGCGCCGAGCTTCTACTCGGTGCTCCCGCCGACGAAGCGGATCGGTCTCGGTGGCGACTTCGCCTACACCGAGAAAAAGTGGAGCGACTTCTCGGTCATCGTCGCGATGGCCCGCTCCGGCGACGACTACTACATCCTCGACGTCCTCCGGCGGCGCGGCAAGATCGAGGACTTCGTCCTCGCGGCAGAAGCCTTCCGGCTCCGCTACGCGCACGTGCCTTTCGTCGCCTTCATCGGCGGGCAGGAGGGCGGCATCGTCGGGATGCTCAACGCGGGCGTGTCGGTCATCGACGCCGAGACGCAGCAACCGCGCCTTTCCCGCCCGCTGAACTGCACGCCGCTCCACGCGACGACGGACAAATTCCAGCGCGCGCAGCCCGTCTCGGCGGTCTGGAACCAGGGGCGGATCCACCTCCCCGAGACGCAGCGGGAGCTCATCCTGCCCGACGGCACGCGCGAGTGGAAGCCGGTCCCGGGCACCGAATGGGTGCCCGAATACCTCGACGAAATCACAAGCTTTACCGGTTTGAAGGACGCGCACGACGACCAGGTCGACGCGACCGCGGGCGCATTCTTGGCGCTCCAAGGTCCTGAAATCGATGCGCGACCGCCCCCCGCGCCGCGCCGCTACAATCACGAAGCGCAGGGAATTGGATTCGGATGATCGAGAACTTCAAACAGATCAGTTCCCCCGGACGGCCGCGGCAAGAGACGTTCTCGCTCGCCGAGGTCGAGAAGGCGGCCGGCCTGAGCCAGCTTCTCGCCCCGTGGCCGCAGATCGATCGCTACCCGACGATCCTCGGGAGCGAACTGTCGCTCCTGCATATCTCAGCGGCGCAGCGGAGCGCCCTCGTCGGCTACCGCGCGGCCTCCTGCGATATCTACGACGAGCTTCTCGAGAAGTCCCCGCACGCGTTCTCGAAGCTCTCCGACCGCATCCTCGCGGTCGCCGGCGGCGCGCTCAAGGTCGAAGCCGCGCTCCTTCCCCCCGGGCACAAGGACGCTGCAAAAGCGGCGGAACTTGCCGAGTGGGTGATCTACTGGCTTTCGCAGATCGAAGAGTTCCAGTCGTCGCTCGCGATGCTTCTCTGGGGCATCTACTACGGCATTTCCGCGTCCGAGCTGGAGTGGACGCTCGTCGAGCGGGAGTGGCGCATCAAAGCGCTGAACTTCATCGCCTCGCGGCGCCTGAACTTCCCAGACCCACAGAGCTGGGAGCTCCACGTGTGGGATCAGGGCGTCGGGAATTTCGCTGGCGCCAGCGGCACAACCGCCACCTGGGGCGCGGGCGGGACGTCGCTCCGCATCAGCGATTACCCGGGGAAGTTCATCGTGTTCCAGCCGCGCCTTCGCGCGACCTACCAAGTTCGCGACGGCATCGGACGGACGCTCTCATGGTGGATCGCGCTCAAGGCGATGGGCGCCCGTGGCGCCGGGCAGTTCATCGAGCGCTGGGGCAAGCCTTGGGCGCTCATGTCCTACACGACCAACGGGACGCTCCAGGGGCAGACCGGGGTCGCGCCGCCGCGCCAGGCGACGCAAGAGGATATGGACTCGGCGGAGCGCGCCCTCGGCGCTCTCGGCACCGGCTCCACGTCGGGCGCCATCCTCCCCGACTCGATCAAGGCGACGCTCACGCTGGTCGAGAACGGGCTCACCCACGACAAATTCATTGCACTCTGCAACGATGAGATCTCGAAGCTCTGCATCAGCCAAACGCTGACGACGAGCGCGGGAAAGTTTGGCTCGAAGGGGGCAGGGGAGACCGGCGAGCGCGCCTCAATGCGCCTGTACAAGTACGACGCGCAGAACCTTGCCGACGCGATCCGGAAGTACATTGTGACGCCGCTCGTGCGGGCGAACCGCCCGGATCAAATGCATCTTTTGCCGCGGGTCTCGATCAACGTCGAGCCGATGCCGACGCGCGAAGAGGAGCTCGACCTCGCCGTCAAGGCGAGCGGCAGCGGCATTCCCGTGTCCGCGTCGGAGATGGCCAAGAAGCTCGGTCTCCGCATCGTCGACCTGACGCCGGAGGAGGAGAAGACCCTCGCGATGCACCCCGTTCAGGCGAGCGCCGGGCCGGGCGCCCCCGAGGACGACGGCGAGGGCGACGACGACGAAGAGGATGACGACGAGGAGGACGCGCCCACCGGCGACGCCTCCAAGCCCGCGCCGGACGATCCGAGCGCCGACGACGACGAGGAGTGACGATGGCGACCGCAAAAAACAAGGCTGCTCCCGACCCGGGCGCGGCCGGCACGATCACGCCCAAGGGCCAGAAAAAGCGCCAGAAGAAGGGCCTCCGCATGCGGATTTATCCCGACGGCGGCATGTCGATTCGCCATCTCCGGACGGGTCCGGACGTGACGATCCGCCTGTGTAGTGAGGTCATCACCGCAAGCGATGTCGCGGGTGGCCCGGTCTGGAATCAGATCGCCAAGCCCGGTCGCTTCCTCGGGCACGCCGCCGGCGCCTTCGAGCTGAACGACCAGGTTTTCCGCGAGATCATCGCGAACTTCGAGGCGACGCAGAACAAGCTCGTCCCCGTCGACTACGAGCATGCGAGCGAGGCAGAGGCCACGAGCGGCTCGGTTCCGTTCACGGGAGCGCCGGCGCAAGCCTGGGTCAAAGCTCTCGAGATCCGCGACGGGAATTTGTGGGGCCTCTTCGATGAGTGGAAGCCCACCGCGCGCGAGCAAGTGCGCTCCGGCAGCTACAAATTCCTCTCCCCCGCGGTGCGCTTCGGCTGCCGCGACCGCGTGACGGGCAAGCCGATCGGCGCCCGCCTCTCCTCGGTCGCCCTCACCAACAACCCGTTTTTGGACGGGATGCAGCCCCTTGTCGCCCGCGACAACGGCGGCGGGGACGGCGAGGCGAGCGTTTCGATGGGCTACATGGCCTACGACGCCGACGACCTCCTCCCGCCCCTCCGCGCCGCGCTGGGGCTCTCCGAGGACGACGACGTCTACCAGGTCCAGGCCGCCGTGAAGCGCGCCTCTGCGAGCCTCCGCGCCGCCGACTGGGACCTCGATTCGACCGTCGACGGGCTTGTCCTCGCCGACGTCCTCCCCGCGCTTCGCGACCTCGTCAACCCGGGCATCGATGCCACGTGGTGGGACGTGTTCGACAAGCTCGATTCCCTCATTTGTTCGGCGGTTTACGCCCACGAAGACGCGCTCCGCGCCGCCGTGGTGCCACCGCCCGCTTCGTCCTCTGCACTGACGCTCGCGCTCGTCGCCGACGACGACCTCACCGCCGGCCGCGCCGGCAAGGACCCCGGCATGGCCACCAACGGAACCGCACCGCAAGACCCCACTTCCCGCCTCCTCGCCGACCGCGACGCTCAGGTCGTCACCCTGCGTGACGAGGTGCGCACGCTCAGCGAAAAGCTCGCCAAGGCGGAAGCCGATCTCGCCACCGAGAAGAGCATCGGCACCGCGCTTCGCAGCGAGCTCCAGACGCTCGCCGACCAGGCCGCCACCGACGACGCGAAGAGCGCGCTGCTCACCTACGGGCCGAGCCGCAACCTCGGCCCCGATGCGCTCCCGCACCTCCTCTCGCACCGCAAGGCGGACGCCGCGGGGTTCGCTGCGCTCTACCCGAAGGTGGCGCCGGAGAATCAGCACCTCCTCCGCAACCTCACGGGCAACGCCAACAATGGCGGAAATGCGGGCGCCAACAATGGCGCAGTTGTCACCCTCAGTGACGTTCGCCCGAGCGCGGGGAACATGGCCGGCGGGGCCGTCAAACTCTCCGCGCAGGCCGCTGGCGAGGTCATGGTCCAGATGGCCGCCGACCTCCGCAAGGCGAATCCCTCGCTGGATTACGCCCAATCACTCATCGATGCAGAGCGCGCCATGAAGAGCGCCGGAAAGGTGGCCTGAGCCATGGCAAAAGGGAAAAAGGTCGGCTTTGTACGGACGATCGTCAACAACGGTTCCGGCGCGATCGCGGAAGGCTACGCCATCCAGATCGACACCGCTTACAACCTCGGAAAGGCGGTCGTCACGTCCGCCGCTCAACCGACGTTTCTCGGCGTCGCCAATGAGACGATCCCGGCCAACAAGCACGGCAACTGCATCGTGACGGCCACGGAAATCCCTCTCGTTGCTTCCGGTGTCATCACCGTCGGCGCCGAGCTGGCGGTCGATTCCGCCGCTGGCAAAGAAGGGCGCTTCCGCGTCGCCGTCGCCACAGACCTTGTCGTCGGGAAGGCCCTCGAAGCGGCCGTCGACGGCGCCATCTTCACCGCAAGCGTGAACTTCCTCGCGCCCGCGACGAAGTGAAGGAGAACTCGCTATGAAAATCTGCGCAAACCTCGCCAAGTTCTCCGCCGAAGGGGACATCCAGGCGAAGCTCGGCTCCGTCGAGATCGACCTCGCCCAAGGCACCCGGAAAATGACGACCGAGGATGGTCGTCTCGTCACGATGGACCTCGGTCCGTCGGACGTTCACATCGACCGCGCCGTTGCGAACTTCGCGACCGGCTACAGCGACAAGAACCTGATTGCCGACATGGTTTCGGCACCTGTTCTCGTCGATAAGCTGAGCGACAACTATTACGAATGGGACAAGGACAACGTCCTCGATCCGGTCGATACGATGGTGTCCGGCGGCCTCGATAAGCCGGCGGAAGTCTCGCCGAAGAAGAGCAACAAGCAGTTCAACTGCCGGCCGTACGCGCTCGCCGCGGTCATCCCGCAGGAGCTCCTCGACAACGCCGACGACGCGCTCGCGATCAACCTCCAGTACGCGAAACGCATCGTCGTTGCGCTCCGGAAGGCCCGCGAAATCCGCGTGGCGAACCTTCTCCTCAACGCCGCGAGCTACGGCGCGCTCTACACGGCGACCATCGCCGCCGGTGCGAAGTGGAACGGCGGCGCGTCCTCGGACCCGATCGCCGACCTCCATACGCGCATGGAAAATGCGCTCATGCCGACGACTGGCATCGTGATGAGCCGACGCACCTACAACGCGTTCGTTCGCAACACGAACGTCAACAAATTCTACACCGCGAAGGACTCGGCGCCAGGCGCGATCCCGGACTTCACGGGCAACAACGCGAGCCTTTTCCAGCTCCCGCCGATCACGGTCGCCGACGTCCGCTACAAAAACTCGGCGGGCGCCTACCCGTACATCTGGGGCGACGACGTGCTCCTCGTCCACTCGCCCGGCCAGCCTTCGCTCGCCGGCGACGACGTCGCGACGAGCTACACGTTCCGCTTCAAGGGCGGTTCGAACCTCAACGGCGCTGCCGGCGGCGGCGTCAGCGGCCTCCAGATGGATCAGGGGTACTTCGCCCGGTCCTATTTCGATCAGACCCGTGGCCCGCGTGGCTCGCAGGTCCTCGTCGTCGGTCACTACGACCACGAAATCCTCACGTCGGACGTCGTTTCCGGCCTCATCAAGGCGGCCTGGCAGTGAGCGCGGCGGTCCTTTTTATCAAGGTCCTCTGCCTCTCGGCGGTTACCTTCACGGGCCGGACCGGCCGCCAGGAGGCGTCCCCGGGCGACGTCGTGGAGATGCCCGAGGAGGACGCCGAGAGCCTCATCCGCTTCGGCGCTGCGACGCCGGCGCCGCCCTCGGCGACTCCCGCGCCGGGCTCTCCCCTCGACGACGCGGAGACCCTCGCCGCTGCCGAGGCCGCACGCCTCGCCGCGGAGGCGGAAGCCGCAGCCGCCGAAAAGGCGAAGCAAGACGCCCCCGCGAAGAAGAAGTGACCGATGACCGTCCAGTTCGTCACCCAAGCCGAGCTCCAAGCGGCGCTCTCCACGCCGACGATGCTCGCCATCTACGATGACGATCTCGACGGGGTGGTCAGCGGGCCGACGGACCAGGCGGCCATTGACCTCGTCCTCTCCCGCGCAGCCGCGCACGTTTACTCCTACCTCCCGTCGCACTTCCAGGGGCAGCCGCTCGACAGCTACCCCAACGGCGTGCCGGTCCTGCTCAAGAGCGCGGCGCTCGACTTCGCGGTCGCGTTCTCGTTCGAGCGCCATCCTGAGTACGTCCGCACCTTCGGTGATGACAAGCGCCTGACGTTCCACAAGCGCG